ACAGAAGTGTTTGAGATTATCCCTTATCGGAATCTGCTGATGATGCAACGGGATAAATTACGCGCAGTATATGGTGGTCAGAAGGTGAATAGAATCAGTGGTAAGGAATTGGCTAATCGTAGGAAAAAGAAATAGATATGTCAAAATTATATTTTAAGATAGGTAGTGACTGGGAAGAAGTTGTAAGACTTCGTAATGAAATTGCAAAATTAAAGCAGGAGTTAATGAGCATGGATGGCACGCAGACTCCTGCTGCTTTCAAGGCTTTGAATGCCCAACTTGCTGCATCCAACCAAAGATTGGATGAGTTGGTGACTAATGCAGCCAAAGCTGGAGCGGAGATGGAAACGGGATTCAAAAGGAAAATCTTCGATGCTTCCCAGGCCGTGAATGGATTCACAGAGAAGATTCTTGCTCAAAAAGCGGTAGTTAAGGATATTGAAGCGGATGTAAAACGACTTGGGGATGCTTATCGTATAGCATTGAAAAGGAATCCGTTATCAGCAAATAGCAAGTTAGAAGAATACAATGCTGCCCGCAAAGCTCTTGATGAAGAAAAGGCAGCTTTATTTGGATTAACCCAACAACAAGCCGAAGCGCGTCTTTCCGTAAAGAAACTTCGGGATGAATACGCCCTTTACAATGATAATGCTAAGGAAATCGTAGAGAGTAACAACGGTATCGCTATTTCTTGGAAGAAAGCATTGGCGGTTATTGGTGGTGCTGGAGTATTAAAGGCATTAGGTTCTGAAATGATTCGTGTTCGTGGAGAATTTCAATCCATGCAGACCGCTATTGAGACTATGGTTGGAAAGGATATGGCAGGACAACTGATTCCGCAAATCAAGGAGCTGGCTAAGATTTCTCCACTTACTATGTCAGATATGGTTGGAGCAGAAAAGATGATGCTTGGATTTAACATACAAGCAGAAGACACTATCAAATACTTGAAAGCCATTAGTGATATTTCTATGGGGGAATCCAGTAAGTTCAATTCGCTAACTTTGGCATTTTCACAGATGTCAGCAGCGGGTAAACTTATGGGGCAGGATTTGAATCAAATGATAAACGCTGGATTCAACCCGTTACAGATTATCTCCGAAAAGACCGGAAAATCTATCGCAACTTTGAAAGATGAAATGTCCAAAGGTGCTGTTTCCGCTGAAATGGTTCAACAGGCATTCATTGATGCAACTTCCGCAGGTGGTAAGTTCTATAATATGTCTGAGAATGCTTCAAAGACTATCAATGGTCAGTTGTCTATGATGCAGGATGCTTTGGATTCCGTGTTTAACGAATTGGGAACAAAGTCGGAAAGTGTTATCATGGACGGTATTCAAATGACAACTTCGTTGATTCAGAATTATGAAACAGTAGGTAGAATCTTGGCTGGATTAGTGGTTACTTATGGTACATACCGGACCGCAGTGATGCTTGTTACTGCTGCCGAAAGTAAACATACTCTTGTGGAGATTGGACTTACCAATGCCCGTTTATTGGCACGAAAAGCGCAGTTAGCTTTAAACGCTGCAATGCTTACCAATCCTTATGTGTTGTTGGCTACTGCTGTAGTAGGACTTGGAGTTGCAATGTTGGCTTTCCGCGATTCGGCAACAGAAGCAGAAAAGGCACAGAGAAGGTTTAATGAACAGCAAGAAGAAGCTAAAAAGCAAGAAGAAGAACACAAACAGAAGATTGATTCCCTCGTACAAAGTTCTCGTGATATAGCGTTGTCGGATTTACAAAGAGGTCGAAGTTTAGCGGAGTTAAGAAAAGAATACCCTAAGATATTCGCTCAATATGACATCGAAACCATTAAGTTGGCTGATATACTTAAACTAAAGCAACAGATAACGGAAGAAGATGCGAAACGTGCCGGAGAAAAGCAAACCAAGGAACTTTCTAACATTGAATCTGAAATCAAATATTACGAGAATCTGCTGAAAACTCTTTCCGGTCAGCAAGGCGTTGATGGATATGTGAAGAAACTAAAAGAATTGCGTGCTATGCGTGATGTCATGCTGCAAGAAAAAGGCAAAGGCATCTCCGAACAGTTCATTTCCAATCTTAAAGATGTTAATACTAATGAGTTTGACCGCTACATCTCTGAGTTGGAGAAGCGTATCAGAGGAAAGGGGGAAAATGGAACTGTGAAACTTCGTTTGCCTATTGATATTAAGGGTACTTTGTCTGATGAAGCAATCTATAATGTGAAAGACATAAAAACACTTATAGATACAGCAAAATCAGTCAAGCAAACCCGAATTGATTCAGAGAAGAATAAAACTACCTACAAGCAGGATTATGAGAAAGCGAAGAAAGACTGGGATGATGCTAAGAAGAAACTTTCTGAAATAGAAAAGAATAAATCCAAGTTTACTTCAAAGCTGTATGAAGAAGCTAAGAAACGAGTAGAAACAACTGAAAAAGCCTATAAAAATTTGGGCGGTATTACTGGTAGTTCTTTGACCAAGCAGGAAAAAGCTGCTGAAAAGCAAAAAAAAGAACAAAAAAAGACAGCCGAACAACTTCTTTCACTTCACCGTCAGAACCAACAGGATGAAATCAACCTGATGAGAGAAGGCACGGAAAAGAAGTTGAAACAGATTGACCTTGATTATCAGAAACAGATTGATGCGATAAGAAAACAGGAGGAAGAATGGAGCAAAGCCGGTAACGGTAAGCTGACCGACAAGCAGGCACAGAAAATTTCAGAAGCTTATACCAATGCCGAAAGTATGAGAGATAAAGATATTTCCGATGTAACTGAAGGACAGCTGAAAGCCGAACAACAGGCTTTGAACGACTACTTGAAAGAATATGGCACGTTCCAGCAGCAGAAATTGGCTATCGCCCAAGAGTATGCGGAAAAAATAAGGAAAGCACAGGAAGAAAACGGTGTTAATAGTGCACAAGTAAAGTTACTGGAGAAACAACGTGATGTTGCCATACAGAACAAGGAAACAGAAGCCATAAAAGCCAATATAGATTGGGTTACTGTGTTCGGTGAGTTTGGTTCCATGTTTTCCGACATGATAAAGCCCGCCTTGGACGAAGCGAAAAAATATGTACGGACTGACAAGTTCAAGAACTCCGATCAGGCAAGCCAAAAATCATTGATTGACGCCATCAGCCAGATGGAAAAGTCTTTGGGTGGTACAAGTGGAGTCAACTTCAAGAAACTTGGAGAGGATGTAAAAGCCTATCAAATAGCAGAACAGAATCGTATCAGTGCCATAGGGATTGAAACAGCTGCTTTGGAAAGACTAAAGAAATCACAGGATGATTACACCAAAGCGCAGAAGGGCGGAACGGAAAGTGAGAAACAAGCCGCAGCAAACGCTCTTGAAACAGCACGGCAGAATGCTGACATTGCATCCGCCAATGTGAAGACACAGACTGATATCGCCAATCAGGCCCAGCGTAATGTGACTGATACTGCCACCATACTGAAAGCAAGCATGGAAAATTTGTTGGGAGGCTTGCAGCAGATTTCATCCGGTGGATTGTATAACGCATATAGCGGAATTATCAAAACCGTGAACGGATTCAAGGATGTCATAGGAAAAACGTCAGAATCTCTTAAGGAGGTCCCCATTGTCGGATGGATTCTGTCCATCATTGACGTACTCAAAGACGGATTAAGTGATCTTGTCGGTGGTCTGCTTGATGCTGTTCTGAACGCTGTCAGTGGAATTATCGGTGATGTCTTGTCAGGGGATTTGTTTGTCACAATCGGCAAGTCATTGAGGAACGGCATAGGAAACATCCTGAACGCAATCTCATTCGGAGGCTTCAACTCCTTGTTTGGAATAGGTGGAAACGCCAAGGAAGTACAGGAAACGATAGACAGGCTGACGGACAGGAATGGAACTTTGCAAACGGCCATCGAGGATCTGACTGACGAGATGAAGGCAAGCAAGGGAATGAAATCGGTTGAATCTTACAGGGAAGCTGTAAAGTATCAGGAGGAAGTCAATAAAAACTATCTGCAAATAGCAAAGGAGCAAGCCGGATATCATAAGAGCCACGGCAGCTGGCAGCATTATCTGAAATGGACGGATGAAATGCTGGAACACGCAAGAAAAGCTACCGGCATGCAGGATTTCTCCGGCACCGATTCCTTGTGGAATCTGACCCCCGAACAGATGAAGGCTCTACGGTCGGACGTATGGTTATGGGATATCATGGAATCTTCCGGTAAGGGAGGTTACGGTGAGCGTGTTACCGACAAGCTGGATGATTATATAGAGCAGGCAGGAAAACTGGAAGAACTGACCGACAGTCTTTATGAGGGCCTGATCGGAATGTCATTCGATTCCATGTATGACAGTTTTATAAGCAGTCTGATGGATATGGAGAAGAGTGCGGAGGATTTTGCTGATGACATATCCAAATATTTCATGCAGGCGATGCTGTCAAATGCCATCGGTGAACAGTTTAGTGACAAACTGAGGACATGGTATGATAAATTCGGTGAAGCCATGAAGGATGATGGTACGCTTGATAATAATGAGCGTAAGGAGCTGATGGATGAATACATGGGTTATGTGGACGAAGCCATGAAGCTCCGTGACGAGCTTGCCGCAGCAACCGGATATGACAAGATTTCACAGGAAGCAGCTTCCCAGTCTGCAAGCAGCAAAGGTTTCCAAACCATGTCTCAAGATACCGGCGAAGAGTTGAACGGGCGGTTTACAGCATTGCAGATTGCAGGAGAAGAGATAAAGAATCAGAATATTATTCAATCTCAATCACTTAATCTACTGACAGTAAAAGCAGATGCTCTACTTTCCATAAATACGGAAACAAGGAATATCGCTGATGATACGCGAGATTTGATAGCACAATCTTATCTTGAATTGGTACAGATTTCAGAAAATACAGGGGCAATCGTCAAACCTATTCAACAGATGCAAAGAGATATAGCAGAAGTTAAAAAGAATACAGCAAAATTATAGTCTATGGATGAATTATTAATTAATGGCGAAAACGCTTATACAACATGGGGTGTGAGAATGGGAGAGGGGTTTCTTGATGTTATTGGGGCATCCGCTTCCATGAAGGATTTTATTGAGAACAAAAGCCGACTTGAACATGGGAAACGGGTAATAATCAATAATCCTAAAGTCGATGAGAGGGAAATAACTCTTTCGTTCACTATCGAGAGTAATTCTCAGTCTGATTATCAAGCAAAGAAGAAAGCTTTCTTTGATGAGCTGTATAAAGGTGTGGTTGATATTCAGATTCCTGCTAATAGTAGCGAGGTTTACCATCTTATTTATACTGGCAAGAGTGTCACTTACGCACAGAGTTTAGACCGAACTTTCGGAAAAATTTCAGCCAAGTTTAACGAGCCAAATCCGGCAAACAGAAGCTAATTCACGACATTGGTTTTATTGTCGTGTATGTGAGTGCTCAAAATTGGGCACTCTTTTTTTTATCCCCGAACTTTGAAGACATGGAACAAATCGACATCAAAGACATATCCGGTGCTATCCAGCTTACAACTTTGATCAATGAAGGCTGCAAGCGTAAGTTCACTCTGATGAAGGAGGACTACATCATGTTAAAGTTCTCCTTAGAGAATCCCATATATTTCAAACTTGGCTCATACGTGGAATGTAACTTCGGATTGTTCGAGATGTGCGACTTGCAGAAGCCCGCATTCAACACCAATACCGCCGGCTACGATTACGAATTAAGACTTGACGCCTACTACTGGAAATGGAAAAACAAAATCTTCAAATATACCCCGGAGACGACCGGACAGGAGGCGTCCTGGAACCTGACCGCTCCGCTTGACGTACAAGCCGGTATAGTCCTTAGAAATCTGAAAGCTCTTGGTTACACATACAAAGGACAGGATTTTGTTTTCTCCATTGACAGTACGGTAGAGAACAAGTCCCAGTTGATGAGTTACGACAACATCAACATCCTTGACGCTTGTTTTGAGATGGCGAAGAAATGGGATTGCGAATGTTGGGTGACTGAAAACATCATCCATTTCGGACGTTGTGAGTCCGGCGATGCGGTGGATTTCGAAATCGGGAAAAACGTGCAGGAAATGTCACAGTCAGAATCCCAGTCCACCTATGCCACCCGTATCTACGCTTTTGGTTCCACCCGTAACATACCGGCAGACTACCGCCCCATTGACGAGACCGTGGTTGTGAACGGCGTGGTGCAAAAACGCTTAATGTTGCCCGAAGGCACTCCTTACATTGACGCTTATCCTGATATGACTACCGAGGAAGCCGTCGAGCAGGTGGTTATCTTCGATGAAGTCTATCCCCGAAGAACGGGCATCATGTCGGATGTCACCACCATCGAGGAAAAATGGAATGCCTACCGCTTTAGGGACACGGGTGTTAACTTTTCCGAGAAATATATCCTCCCCGGTCAGGAG